ATGCCCACCCACCCCAGCCACATCGCGACCATCAGCGGCGTCTACGACGAGGGCGTGATCCTGGAGCACCCCGAGGCCGACGCCCCCGAAGGCGCCCTCGTCTGGCTTCACGCGGACGGCTCTTACCTGAACGCGAGCGCTGTCGAGTCCCTGCTCGCCGAGTTGGAAGAGCTCCTCGGCGCCGCGGAGCCCGCCGTCGACCCCCGGCGAGTGGCGGCAGCGTCGAAGGCCGTCGAGATCCTCAACGCCCGGAAGCCGTCGCTCATGGGCGCCCAGGCCGCCACCGCGGGCGACGTCGTGGGCCTCGCCGCCTTCCTCCTCGACGAGCTGACGTCTGATGCGTGAGTTAACCCACTCACTGCGAATAAAGGAAGGAGACCCCAATGCTCGACCGACTCCGTAACGCCCTGCTCGTCCTCCGCGGCTACGAGCTGGCGTATGAGACCGAGGAGTACGAGGAGGAGGCCGTCGCCGCCGGCCCGACTCGCTCGGTCAACTGCCACGAGGACCCCGGCGACCTGATCGCCGTCCGCGCCGCGAGGGGCGGCCCTCATGGCGCCATCGTCCTGTTCCAGACCAAGAGCGCCTCGGCCGACCCGATGACCGTCGTCCTGAAGCCCGCCGTTGCGAGGAGCTTCGCCGCGGGCATCCTCGACGCCGCCGACGAGGCCGATGGGACCAGCCGGCTCCACTTCGTGCCCGTGTGCCCACTCCACGACGCCGAGGAGCCCGGCGATGAATGAGTACGCAGCCCTAGCTCACCTCATCATCGAGGCCCTGACCCGGCGTGCCGAGCGTGCTGAGGCTCGCGCCGCTGCCGCAGAGGAGCAGTCCGGCCGGCTTGCAGATCACATAGCCGGGCTGAGAGCCCAGCTAGCCAGGCTGCGCGAGCACGCCAAGTGCGCCCACGCTCGGGCCCGTATGCGCCAGGAGTCGGCCCCGTGAACACCACGACCACGCCACGCCGCCGGAGGCGGCCCCGGCTTTCTGCATATCCGCTCGTCCCGCACGTCGACCCGTCGGCGAGCTGGACCCGTCATCTCGAGTGGCGTGTAAACGGCCGCATCCTGGCGCCCGGCGCCGAGGTTAGCATCCGCGGCGAGCGTGGGCGATTCCGTTTTTTGTACGCCGTCGAGAAGCCGGACGGCCTCGTCTGGCTGGAGTTCCTCGGCGGCTCGAAGGGCTCGGAGGTCTTCCGCTCCTTCTACCCGTCCCGCGTACGGACCGTCCACCGGATCGCCAAGACCCGGGCCAACCTCGCGCCCTCGAAGGGAGGGACGCGGTGATGCCCAGCACCTGGGAGTCCTTCGACGCCTTCTACGCCCGCACCTACGCGGACGACCTCGCCCGCGATGAGGCTGGCGAGTGGGACGAGCTACACGACCTCATGGCAGAGATCCCCAGCCGTACCGGAAAGGAGTCTGACGAGTGCTGACGTGCCCGAGCTGCGGCGCACGTTTCGAGCCTGAGCGGCGCAAGCTCGCCCTGTGCCCGGCATGTCGAGCCGAGCGGGACGAGCGCGCCGCCCAGGCCCGGCAGCGGCGGAAGGAGCAACGGGAGGCGCCGCTCCGCTGCCTGCGCTGCGGTGAGCCCTTCCGGCGGCGCCCAGGGGCTAACCGGCACTTCTGCGCGGTCTGTGCTGACGCCCTGGCGCGTGAGGCCGACAACGCGAGGAAGCGGGCCAAGTACGCCGGAACCCAGGAAGCGAGCGAAGCCCTCCGGCCAAGTCTGCCGGCGTGGGCTCAGGACCTCCTCGACGAGCGGCTCGAAGAGGTCGGCCTCGCGACCGATGGTGGGAGCCCCGCGGTCCAGCTCGACCGGCTCCCGCCCGGTGCGCACACGCCGACCGGCACGGATGACGGACGCTCGACGTTCTCCGCCGAGCTGGCCGGCCACCTGGACACCCTCGGGCGACGGGCAGCGGCCGACCCGTGGTGGGCAGCAAATCCGCACTGGGCCTACCGGCTCGGCGACCCGGCAGCCCTGGAGCGCTTCGACCTGGCTCCGGGGCTGGCATGCGGGGACAAGCTCGGCTCACACGCCGGGTACAACCGCCACCGCTACATGAAGGAGGCGGCGTGCCCGGCATGCTCGGCGGCCGAACGTGAGTACCGGGCCGAACGCAGGAAGGCTGTCACAGAAGAGAATGCCGCCTGACCTGCGCATTCTCCGGAAGTTGTAGCTATGTGGACCCCGGGAAGCGCTCCCGTTCCCCGCTAGCCGCGCGGTTGATCGTGGGCTGCGAGTAGAGCGGTTCTGAGCGCTCCCGGGGCGTTTAAGGCTTGCGTGAGTCAACCCACGCACGTTATTGTCTTCACATGACGACAGCGACGCACATCACCGCCACGGACATCTTCGACAGCGCGACCGATCTGGCAGCCGAGGTCGTCATCAAGATCTGGGAGCGGGAGGGCAAGACCACCTGCACCGAGCGCGAGTTCGCTGCGGCGGTCGCCCGGGTCGCTAAGGAGATCTTCGAGAACCACTGCCGCAAGATCGAAGCAGACGAGCCCGGCAAGGGCGAGTACCTCCGGCGCCGCCTCCTCGTGGAGATGGAAGCCGCCGCCTGATCCCACCCACACGCGAGCCCCTGGCTAACCCCAGGGGCTCTTTTGCTACCCCGGGAGCAGGTCGAGCCATGGCGTGGGAAGGATCTACCCGACGCGCCCGGCTCCCTGATGACTGGCCCGTGCGTCGGCTCCGCGTGCTGCGGCGTGATGGCTACCGCTGCCAGGTGCGCGACGAGCTGGGCGTCCTGTGTGGTGAGCCAGGTAACGAGGTCGACCACATCAGCCCTGGCGATGACCATGGGTACGACAACCTGCAAACGATCTGCCGTTGGCATCACGGGCGGAAGACAGCAGCCGAAGGTAACGCGGCTCGTCGCCGGGTATCCCGCGCTCGTCCGGCCGAGTCTCATCCGGGGATGCTCTGACATCGGTAGTCCGATGCGCTCTACCCCTGGGGCATGACCCCCTCCCCCGCCGTGCCCCCTCACCGAGACGGCATAGCTTCTCGCCCTCTGTACGGGCATAGGGGTCGCACTGAGACGTTACGAACAGGCCCCCCGACCCTCGCTCGGGTTGGGGGGCCTGCTTTCATCCGGTCACGGCGAGGGCCATATGGAGTCGGGGATGCCGTAAAGCTCCTTGAGGCGTGTCTGGAAGAGTCTTTCTGACGCTACGCAGATGTTGATGTCACGACTTGTGACTGTCCTAAGGCTCGGAATGAGGAAGAGCGCGCCGCAGTCGACGTTGACCTGCATAGCCCTAAGACTCAGCCTGGCGAACGAGAGTGCGCTCAGGGCGGGCAAGGCCCTGCCGCCGACGAACTGAAGCACCCTTTGCAGCGTGGCACTCCTCAAGAACTGCAGGCAGCTGGCTGGACGCTGCTCACATATCCGTTGTCCGTACTGGGTCATTTGCTGCAGCGCGAGTAGGACTACGTGCTGTTGGATTTCTCGGACGTCCTGCTCGTTGGGCCGTTGCCCGGTCGAGGGCTGTCCAGGCACACTGATGACGCCGAAACTCATCGCTTCGACATTGATCGCGCCCGAGTTGTCTGTGAGGCAGCGGTCCGCTTCGTTTATGCGAAGTTCGAGTGCTCCGCTGGCGTCGGCCTCACGGAATTGGCCGGAGGTGACGGCGAACACCGCTCCGCCACTTACTCGACCTAGGAGCGCCCCAGGCCGGAAGTTCCCGAGGAGTTCGCAACCCTGCATGCGGTCAGGGTTGCTCGTAAGATCCTCGCGATCATAGCCCGCGGGGCCCACGAAGCCGATGTCAGGCACCTGTACTGACCATCTACCGCCGGCGACATTGATCGTGAATCGGCCACCTTGCTCGAGGTTCCCGCCAGTGGACCCGAGGACGGGTACTCGCTGCCAGCCTTCATCGGCGTTGATCGGTGGATCGCCCGTAGGCGATGGCGCATTACTGCCACCCCCACCGTCTTGTCGCGGGGCTGTGGGCTTCGTTCCATCGGCTAGCGCCGACGGTCCGGTGATGCCGAGGAAGGTCACGAAGGTGACACCGATCGCGATGAGTCGGCGTCGGAGCTTCACGCGTTCACGCACGATCCCCCCTTTCCGGCCCTGTCCTGGAGATACTCCCGCGGGCAGGGCCGCCCGAGCTTCTACTGCACCACAAAAGTCGCCGCGGGACTCCCCAGTCTGGGGGAAGCCATGGGTCGGGATAGCGACCAACTGGACATAGATCAGCAAGGCCTAAGCAATGCCGCAAGTCCTGCCCTTTCAGGGCCTTTAGACCCCCTGTCCTGACCTGTGCGTAAGCCTGTGGACCCCCGGGCTTCCTCCTCGCACGCTCCACACGAAGGAAGCAGCGACGTGACCGTCTACGCAATCTCCCCCGCAGTCATCACCAAGGCCGCCGCGTTCGTCGAGGCCGTCTCCGACCTGGAGGCCCGCTTCGGCTACCAGCTCTCGGCGCCGGCCGGCGTCGTTATAGGCATCGGTGCCGCGACGGACGAGGAGGCGCTCGTCGGCGTGACTCGCGGCCCCGATGGCCGGCTGGCCGTAGCGATCGGCGGCACCAGTGTCGCCTGACCTCATCTGGGGCGTCTGGCTTGCGGCCGTGATCGGCAGCTTCCTCGCCATCGAGATCCCGGCCATCCGAAACAAGGTCGTCGGAGACACCCTCAGCGAGCGCCTCCGGGCGTGGCTGGGGCTGAACCCGTGGCGCAAGTGGGGCGTTGCCGGCGCGTGGTTCTTCGGCGGCTTCATCGTCTGGTTCCTGTTCCACATCCTCACCGGCAAGGTCTGACAGATCGGAGCCCGACAGGTGACCATCGTCCGCGGCATTGACGTCTCCTCCTACCAGACCGTCACCTCGTGGTCACAGCTCAAAGGCACCATCGGCTTCGTGTTCGTCAAGGCGACCGAGGGGACGAGCTTCACGTCGAGCACCTGGCGGAGCTACTTCGCCGCGGCCTGCAACGCCAGCCTCCTCGTCGGCTCCTACCACTTCGCTCACCCAGACCAGGACGCCAAGGCCCAGGCCGCGCACTACGCGAGCGAGCTTCAGGCCGCGGGCTGGAGGACCGGCCGCGACCTGCCCCCAGCCCTGGACCTGGAGCAGACTGGCGGGCTCGGTAAGTCCGCGCTGACCGCCTGGGCGCTCGCGTTCATGCAGGAGGTCGACCGGCAGCTCGGTCTCGCGGGCGCGGTGCGCTGCGGCCTCTACGTCAACCCCGACTACCTGACGAACAAGACGAACGGCGCCTCGCTTGTCGAGGGCCGCTGGCTCTGGCTCGCCAAGTGGCCGAACCCCGGCGGGCCATGGCCCTCCGCGGACAGCGCCATGCCGGCCGGTACCTCGGTCTGGCAGTGGACCGACAAGGCCTCCGTGAAGGGCGTCTCCGGCGTCGTGGACGGCGACGTCTCGACCCTCGCGGCCCTGAAGAGACTCGCCCCCGCCTACTACGGCACCACCCCGGCCCCTCAGGCCCATCAGGAGGACGACTTGCCCACCGCCAACGAGATCGCCGACGCCGTTTGGGCTCACAGCCTGACCAGCCTTTCCGGCAGCAAGGCCACCGCCGAGACTTTCGTCGCGCACATCCGCACTGACACCGCGTCCGCCGTCGCCAACGCCGCCCAGATCGGGGCTCTCCGCGCCACGATCGACACGCTCGCGAAGGCCGTCGGCTCCGGGGCCTCCGTCGACATCCAGTCGCTCGCCGACGCGGTGCGCGCGGCGTCCGAGGCCGGCGCCCGAGCGGCCCTGGAGGACTCCGTGGTCTCCGTTGACGTCAACGTGAACGGCAAGACGGCCGCAGCTGCGTAGGGAACCTTCCCAGGCGCTAATGCGACGGACGGTCGGAGCTTGAATCCTGCGCCATCATCACAGTGCGCATCTTCTCACGAATTCCGGGGACTACCTCCCAACCGAGGGTCCCGAATCAGGGCCTCCAAACCGAGAGGGTGGAGGGGTTCGAGCGCTCGAAGTTGGGCACGGAGGCGCGCCAACTCCTCGTATGGGTCTCCCACCAGAAAGCTTTGTCCTTGGTTCAGCCGATCCTCTATCGCCTGGATCTCTGCCACAAGGGCACGAACGCTTTGACGGGGACGAGAGCCCACCTCGTGTGTGATATGAGGCGTGTTCCCGCTCCACACGATGTGCGGCACTGGGGCGGTCTTGAAGCCAATCTGGGACATCTTCCAGCCCCAGTCGGCGCCTTCCCTGAAGGTCTTCTCGAAAGCCTTACGCTGCTCGCGTTCCCTAGCTTGTCTCGCCAGCTCGTCCTGGGCTTCAGCCGCCGGGTGCCCGTTGACTTGCTCCGGGCCGGCGTCCCCCGCGCGGGATTCCGCCTCAGGAAGGTGTTTCGTCTGGAGCAAAAGGTGGGCAGCTGGAGCTGTTTCGGACGAAGCCTCGGCGTCCACGCGCTCGGCCTCGCGAAACTTCGCAGCGGCCCCACCGGGAAACGCCACTTCGTAGAGCTGACGAAGCTTGTCTCGAAGGACGTCTCGAAGCCACCACGCGCTTATGGCCAGCGTGAGAGGCCAGACGAGGACCTTCACATAGTCGAGGAAGAGCTTAGGTCCGCCCGCGTAGCGAGCGAGAGCGACCGCTAACCCAGCGGCGACGACGGCGACCGCGAGCGCCTTCCCGCGTCCCGGCGTGACCCATGCCTTCACGTGTTCCCCCCAGTTACGCACGCGCGCATCTTCTCACGGTCGAGCGCGCTCGACCCCAGTCGCCGAGAGAGGAGGGCCGATCATGGCACGCGGCACAATGCACACCCAGAAGGAGACCCGCCGGAGGCGTAACGCCCCGACGCACGACTCGACGAGCCTCACCCGCGACGGTGAGGTCCGCGGCCCGAGCCTCTTCGATCTGACCGGCCGGGAGGACTGGAGCGAGACCGTCATCCGTTGGTTCGACACCTGGCGGCGCGCTCCTCAGGCCCAGGTCTTCGAGGCGACCGACTGGGCACGCCTCGGCCTGCTGGCCGCGATCGTCGAGTCCTACTCCCGGAAGCCCTCCGCGGCGGCCCTGTCTGAGATCCGGATGAACGAGGAGCGCCTCGGCGCGACGTTCGTCGACCGCATGAGGGCCCGTATGCACATCGAGGCCGAGGACGGCGACGACGCCCCGGTCGTGAGCCTCGTCGACGCCCGAGCGGACCTCGCGGCCCGTCTCCGGTCGGGCAGTGATTAGCGCCGTAAAGGCTGTCGTCTCCCTCGCGTCGTTCCCGCTGGACGGCTCCGTCCGCACGCTCGGCTGGCAGGTCATCGGCTGGGTCGAGGGCATGCTCCGACAGCCCGACGGCGACGAGGCCGGGAGCCCGTTCCGGCTCACGCCCGAACAGATCAACTTCGTCCTGTGGTTCTACGCCGTCGACGACCGCGGCAGGTTCGTGTATAGACGCGCGGTTCTCCGGCGCTCGAAGGGCTGGGGCAAGTCGCCGTTCCTGGGCGCCCTGTGTCTAGCAGAGCTGTGCGGCCCGGTCCGCTTCGGCGGCTGGGACGCGGCCGGAGAGCCCCTCGGCATCCCTCACCCGATGCCCTGGGTCAACCTCGCGGGCGTCTCGGAGACCCAGACCCAGAACACGATGACCGTCGTCCTGAGCATGCTCGAAGGCGCCCCGGCGACCGACGAGTACGGCCTCGACGTCGGCCTCACGCGCATCTTCGCCCCTGGTGGGGGCCGGCTCCTCCCGATCACGGCGTCCTCCTCGACCCAGGAGGGCGCCCGCCCGAGCTTCGCTGTGATGGACGAAACCCATCACTGGACCGAGAGCAACGGCGGCTGGAAGCTCGCCCGGGTCATCCGACGCAACCTCGCGAAGTCCCGCGACGGCTCGGCCCGCTCGATCGAGACGACCAACGCCCACGCCCCGAGCGAGGAAAGCGTCGCGGAGTCCAGCTATCAGGACCACCTCGCGATCGCCGAGGGGCGAGCCCGCGAGGCCGGCCTCCTCTACGACTCCCGCGAGGCCCCCGGCTTCGTCGACCTGGCCGACCCCGAGCTGCTCCTCGAAGGGCTCCGCGCGTCCTACGGCGATGCGACCTGGGTCGACCTGGAGCGCATCCGCTCCGAGGTCTACGACCCCTCGACGCCCCCGGAGGAGTCGCGGCGGTTCTACCTGAACCAGATCGTCGCCGCGGCTGACTCCTGGGTCGCGCCGGCCGAGTGGGACGCGAACGAAGACCCGAACCTCGCCCCGCTGGCGGACGGCGAGACCGTGACCCTCGGCTTCGACGGCTCGCTCACCGACGACTCATCGGCCCTCGTCGCGGTCCGCGTGAGCGACGGCGCCCCGTTCCTGCTGGGCCTGTGGGAGAAGCCCTCGGGCCCTGCCGGCGTCGGCTGGGAGGTCGACAAGAGCGTCGTCCGTGGCTACGTCGGCAATGCGTTTACACGCTTCGATGTCGTCGCGTTCTTCTCCGACGTCGCGTACTGGGAGACCGACGTCGACGCCTGGCGTGACGAGTACGCCGAGAAGCTCCTCGTGAAGGCCACGACCCGTCATGCGGTCGCCTGGGACATGCGCGCCCACGCCGCCGACACGGTGCGAGCGGTCGAGGCGCTGAACCGGGCCATCGTCGACCACGAGGCCCCCCACGACGGCGACGCCCGGCTACGGCGTCACGTCCTGAACGCTCGCCGCCGGCCCAACCGCTGGGGCGTGAGCTTCGGCAAAGAGACGCGCGAATCCACGAAGAAGGTCGACGCCCTGGCGGCGCTCGTCCTCGCGCGCATGGCACGGACACGAGTCCTCGCCGAGAACGTACTCAGCAAACGTCGAGGCCGCGTCGGGCGGCTCGTCGGCTTCTAACACGACACGACCAGGGAGGTCGCATGGCTCTGACCCCCGACGCCGTGCTGAAGCTAGCCGAAGAGCTGATTCCCCAGCACCGCGCCATGCTCGACCCTAACCATCACCACGGGCGTATCCGGCGGTACCTCCGGGGCCAGCATGACCTGCCGTACATGCCGAAGAAGGCAAAGCGAGAGTACAGAATCCTCGCCGAGCGGTCCATCACAAACTGGCTCCCGCTGATCTCGGACACCTTCTCGAAGATGCTTTGGGTGGACGGCTACCGGGCCTCGACCGCGAGTGACAACTCTCAGGCGTGGCGGTACTGGCAGGCAAACAAGCTTGACGCCCGGCAGAGCATCGCCCACCGTGGCGCCCTGGAGTACGGGGCCTCTTATGTGCTCGTCCTCCCGGGCGAGCCCGACCCGTTGATCCGACCGATCTCGCCGCTGCGGACGCTCGCCTTCTACGAGGACGACGACGACGAGTGGCCGGTGCACGCCCTTATTTTCAAGGGCCGGCGTATCGACGGCGCGACGTTGTATCAGCTCCTTGAGGGCGGATCGGTGCACCTGGTCGCCGAGAATCGGCCGGGCTCGGGCGAGCTGGAGTACATCGGCGAGGAGGTACACAACCTTCCGCATGTTCCGCTCGTCCGCTTCCGCGACCGGCTCGACGGCGAGGCCCGCGGGATCATCGCGCCGGTAATCAACATCCAGGACCGGATCAACGAGTCGGTCTTCACTCTGATGATTGCTCTTCAGTATGCGAGCTTCCGTCAGCGTTGGGCGACTGGCCTTGCCATCCCGGTCGACGACGAGACCGGCCTTCCGATCGAGCCCTTTGAGGCCGCGGTCGACCGGCTCTGGGTCTCGGATAACCCCGAGGCTCGGTTTGGGGACTTCCCGCAAACCGACGTTAGCGGGCACCTGACGACGTATCAGTCGGCCGTGAAAACGCTGGCGTCCATCTCTCAGATCTCCCCGCTCGTCTTCCTCGGCGACCTCGTGAACCTCGCGGCGGACGCTCTCGCGTCTGTCGAGGCCACAACGACCCGTAAGGGCGGCGAGTTCGAGACGAACTTCGGCGAATCTTGGGAGCAAGTCTTCCGGCTCGCGTCGCTGGCGGACGGCGACATTGACGGCGCCTCTGACGAGGAGTCGGAGGTCCGCTGGCGCGAGTCTGAAGCCCGCGCTCTGGCGAGCACGGTGGACGCGCTCGGGAAGATGGCGCAGATGCTCATGGTGCCCGTTGAGGGCCTGTGGGATCGCATCCCGGGCGTGACCGATGGCGACGTCACACGCTGGCGGGAGATGGCCCAGAGGGGCGACGGCCTGACGGCACTCGCGAACGCCCTCACGGCGAACGCAGAGGCGACGACTACCGCGTCGAGCTTTGCTCCGGCGCCGGCTCCAGCACCCGCGCCTGACTCGCCTAACCCGTAATCCCAGGCGCCCGCGCCCTAGTCCACCGGAGGCGTGAGCATGCCCGCGACGAAGGAGGGCTTGGCCCTGGCCGAGGCGCACCGCCTCGCTCAGAAGGCGAACACCGACCAGGCCCTCCTCTCGGTCACGGCTGCCTTTCAGGGACTCCTCGACCCGAAGGACCTCGACAAGTCCTACCGGGCGTACGCGAAGGTCGCTGCGACCATCGTCAACGGGCACCGGGCAAAGTCCTCCGGCCTCGCCGCGTCGTTCTATCAGGCGTTGCGCGCGATGGAGACGACCGCTCCGCCCCTGGAGTCGGTCGGCCTGGCCGAGGACGTGAACCCAGTAGCGCTGGACACGTCCCTCGCGGTCACGGGCCCGGTCGCGGCGAAGGCGAAGATTGCCGGCGGGATCTCGCCGACGGACGCCCTCGTCCAGGCGCTGCAGATGACGCTCGGCGCGGTGACCCGGCACGTCGAGGACGGCGGCCGGGACACGATCCGTAAGGCCGTCCAGAGCGACTCTCTCGCGACCGGCTGGGCCCGGCGCTCCGGCGGCAACCCCTGCTCTTTCTGCGCCATGCTGATCGGGCGCGGCCCGGCGTACAAGTCGTCGGGCTCCAGCTCGTTTCGGACACACGACCACTGCCACTGTGAGGCCGTCCCGGTTTTCGAGGGCGACACCGGCTGGACCGCCCAGGCGACGGAGTTCCGCGCCGTCTGGGACGAGTCGACGGTCGGCCTCAGCGGCAAGGAGGCCCGGGCGGCGTTCAACCGCGCCCACTCTGAGCGCTGGCCGATGGCGAGCCCTGCCCAGGTCCGCACGGCGGCCTACGGCCAGCACGTCGTAAAGACGGCCGAGGCCATCGCGAAGAAGGCAGCCGAGGAAGCCGCGGCAGCGGCGAAGGCGGCCGAGGAGCTGGCGGCCAAGGCGGCGGCGAAGGAAGCCGCGAAGGTCAAGAAGTGGAAGGGCAAGCCGGCGCCCACCGCGCCAAAGTCCCCCACCGCCCCGAAGACCGCGAAGCAAAAGGCCCTCGACGACTGGCTCGGCAAGGTCAACGCCCGCTACGACGCCCTCGGCACCGGGAAGAAGCTCTCCCAGAGCTTCAACTACTCCTACGTCGAGCGCGTCATCGAGCACGGCGACCTGGGCGCCCTGGACTACCTGAAGGCGAACCGGTACATCGACGACGCTCTCGAGTCCGAGGCGAAGGCGGCCCTGAAGGCGAGCGAAGGCTTCACCCCGGCGGACGAGACGGCGTACAAGAAGGCGCTGCGGTCCTACAAGAACAACTCCACCCGCTACACGAGGTACCTCGCCGAGTGGCGAGAGGTCAACGGGATCTCCGTCCAGCTCAAGGGCATGGACGGCGCCCTCGACTTCACCTCCGACCGCGCGGCGCTCGACTGGGCGGGGAAGACCTTCCACCGGTTCGACAAGAACGACGCCGCCAAGCGCGCGCTGAAGACCTACACGGGCGGCTCCTACCGAGCCTGGAACGACGCCCTGCGGGCAGAGGCCGACGGCACTGCCCTGCCGAAGGGCTGGGAGGACCTGACGCGCGACGCGGACGCCGGCATCGACCGGAGCCCGTTCCCCGAGGACACCTACGTCCGACGTGGGACCGCCTTCGACGAGTTCGAGTTCGACGGTGGGCTCCGTACGGCGCACATCCCGCCCCCGGACCCCCGCGAGCTGATCGGGACGGTCCAGACCCAGCACGGCTACATGAGTACGTCGATCGGCACCACGGCCGCGTTCTCACACAGCCCGGTGCAGATCCTCGTCCGGGTTCCTCAGGGTCACAACGGCGCCTACGTCGACTACTTCTCCAACTTCACAGGCGAGCGGGAGGTCCTCCTCCAACGTTCGACGGACCTCTTCATTCACGCCGTCTACAAGGTCGGCAGGACCTGGCACATCGAGGCCGAGGTCATTCCCGCGGGCGTCGACCCGGCGAGCCTCAAAGGCCACCCGACCATGCCTCGCGCTTCGCGTGCGTGAGTAGTATCATGAATCTCGGGAAGTGAGAACCATGATCGAGAAACAGCCGCTAGCCCTGACCTACGCCCCACCGAGATACCCCCGGCACTCCTACACAGGCGAGGGCGAGATCGTCACCGTCCGCGTAGGGCGCGAGATCGTCGGCCACCTGACCCGCCAGGGCGACGCGGTTGGCTGGGACGCCACCGCGCCCCCCTACACCGATGCCGGCATCGTCCGGCGCATCGTCGAGGATGCCCTCCGGGCCGGCGCCGCCCAGGGTCGCTCCCTGGACGAGGTGTGGCGAGAGATCCTCGCCTCCGTCCAGCACGAAGACCCCGTAACAGCACCCCTAGACGGCCTCCAGGGCTAGACCCCGAGGCAATCCGGCGGCCGGACGACCGGCCACAGGGCTCCGCCGGAGGCGTTTACACGCAGGCCCTCATCGCATAGGCGGTGAGGGCCTTTGCTTTGCCCACTTCCCCAAGGCCCTGGACAGGTTCCAGGGCCTTTCGCGTACCCAGGAGGACGTAGAACATGGCGGAAGGCGTTACCGACGCCCCAGAGGCCCCGCAGGGCGCCGCTGAGGCACCCGCGACCGAGACCCCGACCGCTGAGGGCAGTGCCCCGAAGTGGGAAGGCGACTTCAACCCCGACCGCGCGGCGCGGCTCGTCGACAACTTGCGCGGCGACAACGCGAAGCTGAAGGAGACCCTCGGGGACCTTCAGAAGCGGCTCGGCGAGAAGGAAGACGCGGAGAAAACGGAGCTTCAGCGGATCATCGAGCGGGCCGAGAAGGCCGAGCGCGAGGCCGCCGAGCACCGAACAGCTCTCACGGTGGCGAAGGCCGCCCGAGAGCACGGCGTCCCGGACGAGCTGCTCGGCTTCCTGTCCGGCGCCAACGAGGAAGAGATCCAGGCGAAGGCAAAGCTCCTCGCCGAAAAGCTCGGGACGGCCGGAAAGACTCCGGAGCTTCCCGGCAAGCCGAAGCCGAAGCTCGTTCCCGGCAACGGAAGCGACGCCGACCCTGGCGACCTCGACCCGCACGCCATCGCGGAGCGCATTCGCGCCCGCTACTGATCCTCCTGAAAGGACCCACGCCTAACCATGGCTAACACCTTCTACACCCCCGCGCAGGTCGCCAGCGTGGCCCTCGCGCTCGTCCGGGGCGACCTCGTGCTTGCCCGGACCGTCAACCGCGACTACGAGGCCGGCTTCGGCGGCGGCCGGGGCACCGTGGTCAACGTCCGGAAGCCGGCGACCCTGAACGCCCGGAAGCGGAGCATCGGGGCCGGTACCGCGATCCAGACTGACAGCATCTCGGAAAGCACCGTCGCGGTGACCATGACGGACATGATCTACTCGGCGGTCGACCTGACCGACGAGGACCTGTCCCTGAACCTGGAGGACTTCGGCCGCCAGGTGCTCGCGCCTCAGGTGACCGCGGTTGCCGAGGAGGTCGAGGACACCGTCGTCGCGGCCTTCCAGGCCCTCGCCGAGAGCGCCGTGGCTGTCGCCGGCTCGTACAGTGCAACCAACCCGACTGCGCAGTTCGTGACGCTTCGTCAGATCCTCCGTGACCGCAAGGTCCCGGCGACGAACCTGACGGCGGCGGTGGGCACCGGCGTTTACGCCGACCTGCTCAACTCCGGCGCCCTGAAGGGCTACGACCAGAGCGGCTCGACGGATGCCCTCCGTAACGCTGAGGTCGGCAAGGTCCACGGCTTCACGATCATCGAGTCCAACCGGCTCGCGCACGACGAGATCGTCGCCTACCACCGCGACGCCTTCACGCTGGCGATCCGGGCCCCGCGCGTGCCCGAGGGTGTGTCCTTCGGTCAGAGCGCGTCCGGCGACGGATTCGCGATGCGGTACATCCGCGACTACGACTCCTCGCTCCTGGCCGACCGGAGCGTCGTGTCGACGTTCATCGGCTGCCAGGCGATGAACATGGTCGAGCAGGGCACCGGGGCGACCGTTGTCCCGGCGGTCCGCGTGCTGACCAGCACGACCGCCTGATCTAGGGCGTGAGTCTACACACGAGGAGTTCTGACCATGGCTCTGCCTTCGCTCGCGCCGGTCTCGGCGCTCGAAGTCCGGCTCGGCGTTGACGTCGGGTCGCTCGCTGGCGCTGACCTCGCGCGGGCGGAGGCGGACCTGGCCGACGCCTCGGCGCTCGTCCGAAACGAGGCCGGCTGCGATTGGGTCGCCGTCGACGGCGTGACCATCACGGCGCCCGATCCGGTCGTAGCGGTCGTCGTGCGCGCCGCCCTCCGGTCCTACCGCAACCCGGACGGCTACCAGGGCGAGAACCTGGGCGGCTCGTACTCCTACCAGTACGCCCAGGGCGAGACCGGCGTCTACCTCACGGCTGACGAGATTCGGGTCGTCCAGCTCGCCGCGCGGGGCGCAGGTACAGGCGGGCTCACGACGGTCCGCGTCCTACCCGCGTACGACCGCACACGAAGGCCCGTCCCCCGCGAGGAGTGGGACCACCCCGACCCGTGGCGGTGGTCGCTGTGAGCCTCCGGAACCTGCCCGATGAGGTAACCATCCTCCGGGCCTCGGGAACCGACGCCTACGGCAATCCTGGCGCCTCCTGGGAGTCCCCCTCGACCTCGACGGTCCGGGGCTTCCAGGTCCGGCGGGACCAGCTCCTCCTACCGCCCGACGCGGACGTCCAGCTCGGCGACCGAGTGCGTGTAAACGGCGTCACCTACGCAGTCGAGGGCGAGCCGAACCTCGTCCGCTCCATGCGGGCGGCCGTTCTCGTGACGGTCGGCCTCGCGCGGCTGGAGGTCACCAGTGGCTAGTGCGAAGGTCCGGCTCGATCACGCCGGCATCGCCGAGGTCCTCCGGAGCGGCGAAGTACGCGCCGCCCTCGACGACCTCGCGGGGACCGTCGCCGGCAACGCCAGCTCGTCGCCGGAGTGGCAGCGCTATGCCGCCCGTGGCGAGGTGCGGGTCGCGAGCTACACGACCGACCGCGCTGCGGCTGCTGTGACGCTCGCGCACCCGGGCGGGCTCGGCATGCAGGCGAAGCACGGCACGCTCACCCGGGCTGCCGGCGCTGCGGGCCTGGAGGTCCGCGAGCGTGGCTAGGCCGATCGTTGACTTCCCGGACGCGATCCTCGCGACGCTGGGCGTCCTGCGCGCCCGGGTCGCCTCGGCGACCTTCGGCACGAAGGCGCCCGAGGAGTACCCCACGGCCCCGGCCGCGCCTTACGTCGCGGTCGCGGTCGACAGCTCGACCGTCCGCTACCCGGTCACCGAGACGGTCTCCCTCCGGCTCGCCGTATGGGGCGTGGACGACGCGAGCGGCTATGCCCTGGCCCGGCACCTGCGGGCCGTCCTGCTGGCCTACGAGGGCGGCCCAGAGGTCCGCTCGTACGGCCCCCTGACCGGGCCGATACCGACGACGGACCCGGCCACGGGCTCGCCTCTTTCTACGTTCACAGTCGCGGCGCGGCTGCGACCGACCATTTACTGAGGAGTTACTGATGGCGGGAGACGCCACCAACGCCGCGCAGTGGGCAAACGCGGATGTCTACGTTGCCCCGGTGGGCACCGCTGGCCCGGCCGACGTCACGAGCGCATGGGCCACGGCCTGGAAGGCCGGCGGCCTGCTCGACGGCGAGGAAGGTTTCACCGAGACCCGCGAGGACCAGTCGAGCGAGAAGTACGCCTGGGGCGGGCTCCTCGTCAAGCGCACGAAGTCCCAGCACAAGCGGACGATCACGTTCGTCGCCCTGGAGGACAACGACACCATCTTCGGCATCGTCAACCCCGGCTCTACCCGGACCGTTGACGAAGCGAGCAGCCTGACGACCTCGGCCGTGAGGGTCCCCACCTCTGCCGAGTTCGCGATCGGCTTCGAGGTCCGTGACGGCGACACGGTTAAGCGCCGGATCGTCAAGCGGGCCACCGTCGACAGCATCGACGACGTTACCGAGACCGAGTCCGACGTCACCGTGTACTCGATCACCGTCGTCCTTTACCCCGAGGCGGACGGCACGCTCTACACGGAGCTCAAGGGCACCCTCACCCCCTGATCTACCCCCTCTAAAAAGGCCCGGGATACGCCAAGCGCGGAGCGTGTCCCGGGCCTCTGCCTTTCCGCGCCCAATCCGCGCCCGCAAGGAGACTTTCACCGATGGCTGACTCCACCCCCGCGAAGGCCGAGGCACGCGGCGAGTCTGTCGCGTTCGAGTACGACGGCGACTCCTACGTCGTTCCCCCGCCGATGGAGTGGGACGTCGACGTCTTGGAGGCGTACGAGGACGGCAAGGTCGCGACCACCGTCCGCGCGCTTCTGGGCGCCTCCCAGTGGGCGAAGTTCCGCTCGAAGCCGCGCACGGTCCAGTCGCTTAACGATCTCTTCGTGTCGCTTCAGACTGCGATGGGCCTGGAGGGAAACTAGCCGGGCTCCTCGTCCTACTCCGCGACCAGTCCGATGCCGTAGAGGCCGACCTACAGCGCTTCTACGGCATCGACATTGCGGAGTTCTGGCGCGGGAGCCTTTCCGCGAGGCGGCTCTATGCCCTCGTTAGCAATCTGCCGCCCGGCTCGGCTACGTGGGCGCATCAGAACCGCGTTCCCGTCGGCTGGACGCTCACCGACGTCCTCCTGGCCGACGTCTACCACGCACTCACCGGAGAGCCCCACCCCGCCCGACCGAAGGGCATGGAGGACCGGCCGGCCTCCGATTCTCTCGCCGCGCGACTGAAAGCCCAGCGCGAGCGGCTCTCACCAAGTCAGTAAGGAGGGCTCCTCGCCGTGTCCAACGTCGGTTACGCGACCCTTCAAATCATCCCGTCCGCCAAGGGCTTTCAGTCGGCCCTGACAAAGGAGACGGCCGTCCCGATGGCGGCCAGCGGTAAGGCTGGCGGGCAGGCGTTCGGCGGTGGGCTCCTCACGATGGCGAAGGGCTTTGCCGGCCCGATCGCCGCAGCTTTCGCGGGACAGGCGGTCTTCAACTTCCTGAAGGACTCGGTATCGGGCGCCTCCGACCTGAACGAGACCGTCTCGAAGACGAAGGTCGTTTTCGGCGACGCCGCGGACGAAGTTCTGAACTACGCGAAGACCGCGAACACCAGTCTCGGCCAGACGCAGCAGTCGGCCCTCGACGGCGCCTCGACCTTCGGCGTGTTCGGGAAGGCGGCCGGCCTCACCGGGAAGGACCTCGCCGGCTTCTCGACCGGCCTCACCGGACTGTCCGGCGACCTGGCGTCGTTCTACAACACCTCACCCGAGGACGCCATCACGGCGATCGGTGCGGCGCTGCGCGGGGAGTCCGAGCCTATTCGGCAGTACGGCGTGCTCCTCGACGACGCCTCGCTTCGTCAGCAGGCGCTCGCCATGGGCCTGATCGCAACCACGAAGACCGCTCTCACGCCTCAGCAACGGGTCCTCGCCGCCCAGGCGCTCATCATGAAGCAAACCGCGGTGGCTCAGGGCGACTTCGCCCGTACCTCCGGCGGTCTGGCTAACCAGCAGCGAATCTTGTCCGCGCAGTTTTCGGACCTGAAGACGAAGCTCGGCGCCGCGCTACTCCCGGTCGTCACCAGCGCCATCACCCTCTTCAACAAGTGGCTGCCCTCGCTCCAGAGCGCGGCTGGCGCACTCGGCGGAATCCTGGGGCCTGCCCTCAAAACGGCCGGCGCAGTACTGAGCGGTTTTGTCGCCGCGATCAGCGGCAGCCAGGGGACGACGGTAGGTGTCTTCGGAGTCATCGGGGGCGCCACTCGCACCCTGCGCGACGTCTTCGGCCAGCTCGCGAGCTTCGTCACGGGTGGCCTGCTGCCCTCGGTCGTGTCGCTGGTGAAGTACATCGGGTCGAGTCTGGCGCCGATCTTCCAGAGCGTCTGGTCGATCCTGCAAGGCCAGGTCCTGCCCATCATCGCGAGCCTCGCGTCGTTCTTCGTCGGCACGCTACTGCCGGCGATCCTGGGCATCTACCAGGCGATCGCGCAGCGGCTGAAGCCGGTCTTCGACACCCTCGTCGCGACCTACCGGAAAAACGTCCTCCCGGCTCTCGAGCAGGTGCTCGCCAAGTTCCGCGAGTGGCAGCCGACCATACAGCGGGTTATCTCCGTCGTGGTTCAGGTCACGGGCTTCGTCCTGAAGCTCGCCGCCGCGATCCTCGGGAAGGTGCTCCCGCCGCTGATCAAGTTCGCGGGCTTCCTGCTCGTGAACGTCGTCGGCGCGATCGTCACCGTGATCGGCTGGGTCGTAAAGATCATCGGAAAGGTCATCGACTTCGGCTCGACCGTCGTCGGCGCGGTGGGCAAGGTCGGCCAGTTCGTCTCCGGCCTGAAGGCAAAGTTCGGCGAGGCCGTCAGCTTCGTCGGCGGAGTCCCCGGCAAGGTCAAGAAGTCGCTCGGCAATCTCGGAAGCCTGCTCCTGAGTGCCGGTAAGGACATCATCCGCGGCCTGATCGCCGGCATGGGAGACATGATCGGCGCCGTCGAGGACAAGGTGTCCGGGATCGTCGACGGGATCAAGTCGAAGATCACCGGAGCGCTCAAGATTCACTCGCCGTCGCGGGTGATGATGGGCTACGGCCAGAACATCAGCGAGGGCCTCGCCATCGGCATCCAGCAGGCGGCCCCGAAGGTCAACAAGGCCGCGGCAGCCCTGACGGCCTTCTCGGAAACCTCGACCGGGGGCCTGTCGATCGCCGACGCCAAGCGTGCGGGCGGATTCCTGGGCGGCGACACCTACGTGTTCAACGGCCGGAACCTCGACATCAACGAGCAGACGATCGCCCCGGTCATTCACGGGGCTCGGGTACGCACCCGAGTAGGGAGGCCGCGCTAAATGGCTCTCGATTGGTTCGCGAGCGTGGTCTGGACCGGGCCCGACGGGCGGTCCTGGGACCTGATGAACGGCAGCGCGGAGACCGGCGTCGTCATCCTCGACGAGGGCGTCGACGGCCTCGGCGCGGCCCCCCGGACCATCACCCGGCGCGGCATCGCGACCGGCGGCACGATCGCCAGGTGGTCGTATGCGGGCGAGCGGATCATCACGCTCCCGCTGATGCTGTACTCGGCCGCCGGCTCGGATGAGTTCCTGACGCTGCGACGGGACCTCACGAAGGCGTTTACACAGACGACCCCGCCGGCCGGCGTACCGCGTCCGGGCGTTCTTCGGATCGCCCGCCGTGACGGCACGTGGCGCGAGGTCTCCGCGGTCTACCTCGACGGGTTCGGCTGGACCGACGACAGTGGACGCGGCGTGACCGATGACGTAGCGGTCGTCCAGCTCGTCGCGACCGACCCATGGTGGTACGGCGCCCTAGAGGTCGCGGTCGACTTCCAGGCCCCGGCCCCGCGTAGTTATCTGAGCCCGTACGAGACGGTCTCGCCCGAAACGGCCTTCGGCACCCAAACGGTCCTCGTCCGCGGTGACGCGCCGGCCTCGCCGGTCTGGACCATCACCGGCCCGGCTACCTCGGTAAGCGTGGGCATCCCCGGCGGCCCCTCGTGGTCGTTCGGCGCGGTCACGAGCGGCGAGGTGATCACCGTCGACGTCGGGGCTTCCACCGTCACCGACCAGACCGGCGCGAACCGGATCGGCGACCTCGGCTGGCCGTCCTCGACGCTGTTCACCCTCCCGCCCGGCGAGGTCGATATCGCCGTTCAGATGGAGGGCTGGCAGTCCTCGCCGACGCCTTCGAGCGTGCGGCTCGCCTACCGGCCACGACTGGAGACGGCGTGACCTGGCAACTCCTCGCGCGCATGCCGGACAGGTCGATCGGCGGCTTCCTGCGCTCGTGGTCGGCAACCCTGGCCATGCGTGTAAACGAGGTCGGCTCGTGGACGCTCAGCATCCCGCCCGAGGAAACCCCGGAGGGCTGGCCGGCCCCAGGCGCGGGCGTGATCTTCCTCCGGGACGGCGAGGTCGTCGCCTCGGGCATGCTCGACGAGCGGTCCTTCGCATGGTCGGCGGACCCCGGCGATGAGGCCGAGGGGCCGGGTCTGTACTCCCTCGCGGGCGACACCGACCTCGGCCGCCTCGGCTACCGGATCGTCTACCCGACGCCAAGCGTCGCCTGGGCGGATCAGCCGAACGACAGCGCTACCAACCCCCGGGCCGGCTACTTCGTATACGGCCCGGACGAGGCCGAGGAAGTCCTCAGGGTCACGGTCAACTGGCAGGCCGGATCGCTCGCCCTGGCTACCCGCCGCGTCGCCGGCCTTCGCCTGGGCACGTCCACGGGCGCCGGGACACAGGTCACGATCCGGGAGCGCTTCACACCCCTGCTGGACGCCCTCCGTACCGTGGCTCTTGCGGGCGGTGGGCTCGTCTTCGACGTCCGCGACAACCTCAACGGGGCGATGGAGTTCGTCGTCCGGGCCCCCGCCGACAAGTCCAGGACGGCTCGCTTCGGCGTCGAGCTGGGGAACGTCCGCACCCTCTCGGTTAGCTCGGTCTCCGCTACGGCAACGGCGGCACTCGTCGCCGGCCAAGGCGACCTCGCCGCCCGCGAGCTGGTCGAGTTCTACGTCGCGGGCGAACGGCGAGAGGTCTTCGTCGATCAGCGCCAGGTCGACTCGACGGAAACGGCCGACGCCCGGTATGCGGAGTACCTGAAGGCCGCGTCCGAGGTCCTCGCGGCGTCCGGCGAGCAGACGGCCGTCTCCGCGCTGATTCAGGACACCCCAACGGTCCGCTGGCGTCGCGACTTCGACCTCGGCGACAAGGTGGCCGTGACGACGCCGTTCGGCGCTGTCGAGGATCTCGTTCGCCAAGTCGACGTCAAGATCGACGAAACCGGCCTCGAAGAGGTCACGTCCGTGATCGGCACCACTCAAGCGCAGACGGACGACCCCCTCGCTTCCACAGTCGCGGCCCTGCAACGCCGCATCTCCTACCTCGAAAGGGCCTTGTGACATGGCGGCCGACCTCTGGCCTTACTCCCAGCGTCAAGGCGGGCTTGTCAACGACCTTGAGCACGAGGCGCTCTGGCTAGCCGTCGACGACGGCATCCTTCCGGGCCAGCCCTCGACCGCGTTCGCGGTCAGCACTAGCGCCGGCACCTGGACCGTCCAGCCTGGCCGGCTCCTCATCGCGGGACACGTTCTCTCCCTCGACGCCCAGGTCCCCGGCTCGATCCCCGTGCCCACCTCCGGCACACAGCAGAGCGTCGTCGTCGCCTACCTCGACCGGACCACGGCCCCCTGGACCTACGGCGTAGCGCTCCGGACGGGCACCGCAGGCGCCGGCCGCCCGACGCTCCCGAAGTCCCCGACCGACCGCTACGAGGTCGCGCTCCGCGCGTTCACCGTCGACTCGACGGGCGCGGTCACCCTGCTGGCCGACGAGCGCCCCTTCATCAACCGCATCGGCGGCCCGACCCTCCGAGCGATCGGCGCCGACCCGTCGGCGGTGCCGCTGACCGTCCAGGGCGCGTCCGGGCAGACGGCCGACCTAGCCTCCATCCGGGACAGCGCCAGCAACGCGGCCGTCTCGGTCAGCGCGGGTCGCCGGGTAGGCATTGGAGTTCCGGCTCCGGGGTCGAGCACCCTGCACGTGAGCGCCGTTGCCACGACGGACACCACGCAACGGCTCACCCGGCGCGCCAGCCAGACCGGCGACCTGCTCCAGATCGTCACCGAAGCGGGCACGAGTCTGGTCAACGTCGACAACATCGGGAACCTCACCGTCGCGGGCAACATCGTCTCCTCCGACACGACGGACTGGGCTACCTACATCCCCAACTGGGGAAACGCCGGCTCGCCAACATTCGCGGTCCGCACCGGGCGCTGGCGGCGCATCGGGCGGAAGACCGTCGCGTTCCAGATCTACGTGAAGATCGGCACCACGGCGGGTTCAGGAACGCTTCCGGTCTGGGCCGGCCTGCCGACGAACCCGGCCCGCATCGTGCGGCAGGTGTTCGTCGGGCACACCGAGGGGCCCGGCTACACGCTCAGCGCTGTCACCTGGCCCGACGGCACCGTGGCCGCCAACGCCATTGACCGAATCCTCTACGTCAATGCCAGCGTGACGGCGAACCTCCTCGGCTCTGACTGCGCTGCGGGCATGCAGTTCTCGATCGCCGGCGTCTACGAGGAGTTGTGAGCCTCGCCATCGTCTGGACGGCCCTCGGGCTCGTCGGTCTCCTCTCGGCCGGCGTGGTCGTTTGGCGTAACGCCGCCCGCACCCAGGCCGCGGCCATCTGGAAGGACGAAGCCGCGGCGCACAAGGCACGCGGCGACCGGCTCGAAGAGGGTCTGAACGACCTGCGCCAGGAGTTCTCGGCCTACCGGGAAGAGACCACCAAGCGCATCGCCCACCTGGAGCAGGAGAACGCCACTCTCCGCGAGCTGGTCACCGGCCGCGAAGCCTGGCTAGCCCTGGAGCAAGTCACCCGCGACGCGCACGCCGAGACCATGCGCGCCATTGAGAAACTAGCAAGGAGCTTTGAGTGACCAAGCAGTTCTTCGTCGACCTGGCGGAGCGCGTCGGCGCTACCTACGTGCAGACGTTCATCGGTCTGCTCCTCCTGGCGGACCAGCTGAACCTCGACGTCCTGAAGGCTGCGGCCGTCGCATCCGTCCCGGCCGCCCTCGCGACCCTGAAGGCGATCATCAAGCAGTCCGGCATCGTCAGCGCGACCGCCCAGGCGTCCGTCGCCCAGGCCGCGAAGCCCACCGACCCGACCGCACAGTAGCCCCGGCACCGAAGGCCCCGACCCTCCCGCGTGGAGGGTCGGGGCCTTTTGTCGTTTTGGGTGGCTCCTACGCCCCCGTTGTCGTTAGCGGCGCCGACCGGCGTAGGAGCAAGCGACGACCGGCGCCTCGGCAGTATCCAGCCGGGACGCCCTTGTCCCGGCGTTACGAAGGAACCGCTCGTAATCAGAACGTACCCGGCAATCCTGTGTCGATCCTGTGTGAACACCCCCCGGCCCGTTGGCCCTCTAGTCCGTCGTCCACCTAAACCGACGGAGGGGAGAGATCCCGTGGCGGAGTTCGTCACAAAGGACAGCGGCGCCCGCGCCGAGTACGACAGCGGCATGGTCCGGGACACGGAGGAGGGCAAGCCCCGATTCGACCTCCTCCTGCCCCTGGGCGTCCCGTACTCGGCTCAGTTGCTTACACGGATCGCCGAGCACATGGCCCGCGGCGCCGTGAAGTACACCGACCGCAACTGGGAGAAGGCCCAGGGCCCGGAGGAGCTCGCGCGTTACAAGTCGAGCGCACACCGTCACCTGATGCAGTGGCTTGCGGAGGACCGCGAGGAAGATCATGCGGCGGCGGTGTTCTTCAACCTCCTGGCGGCCGAGACCGTCCGCTATAAGATGACGACGAAGATCTGAACCCTCTGAAGGCCCCGTCCTGAGGCGCTCTTGCTCCCCGAGCGCCCCAGGGCGGGGTCTTTTTGGCGTTATGCAGGGTCGGGGTCCGTCTTGAGGCTGAGGCCGAGCGCATCCAAAGTCGCGGCGATGCCGCAACGGACGCCGATGTCCAGACACCTCAGCTGCTCCTCGCTCAGCGCCGACCACCCTGCACTGCCCCCCGCACACTGCTCGGCGACCCTCCGCGCCCGCTCGATGATCTCTCTCCGCATCTCCCCCGCCCCCTCGATAGTTGATTAGCCGGTGCTAACTACAAGCCATCGGGCACGGACTCTGTTCCGAGAGTGACGGAGGCACTACCTATCGAGAGGAGAGCCTTCGACTTACGGGCGCTCCTCGGAACTGCACGAAGCGGGGCCTTTCGGCGTTTCACCCCAAAGGTGCGCGCGTTGTCTTACGCGGCGGTGTAAGATCGGCGCCTGTGGCGACGAAGACCAGGGCAGCGCTCGAAAGCGACGCGGTGCGTATCCTGCGCGGGCTCCGTTCGCTGGGCGAGGGCGACCGCGAGCGCCGCACGATGCTCATGCGGGACCTGAGCGAAACTCTGGTGAACCTGCGCGAGCACTTCCTCACGAAGGACGGCACCCCGGACTGGGCGGGCCGTGCCTGGGCGTACCGGCGACTCGTCCGCGACCTCTACGGCGAGGCGGGCATCCCGCCCGAGGACGCCACGCCCCTACAGGCCGCAAGCCGGTACCACATCGGCAACATCCTGCGCGAGCGTCTCAAGCCGGAGGAGCTGGAAGACCTCGGTCTCGGCCCTGGCCCCCGCGAGCGCGTGCGCGCGGCTCACGAGGAGCGGAGCAACCTCCTTGCCACCCTCAAGGGCGACGGCGAGAACCCGGAAGTCATACGCGCCTTCTCTGTGGCGTTCACACTCCTGGAGCGGGTCTCGGACGAGGCTGTCGCCGAGCTGCGCGGGGCAGACCGCCGAGCGGCGCGGACCCTGCTGCGCAAGATCGCCGAGCGTGCGGAGCAGCTCCGGACGCTCTGACCATGTAGGAAGTGCAGGAACTACCTACATTCTCTATTCCTCCTCAAGGACTCTCTCTCTTGAAGCGGAATACAGAATGTAGGTAGTTCCTGCATTTTTACATGCCCTCGGGCCTTGCCCAGGCGCTCCCGCTCATCTCTGAACATCCCCGGGGCCACTGGCCCTCTAGACGGACGTCCCCATCCCGACCCCTTGAGAGGGGCGTCCGTGACTACTCCCAAGATCAGCACGATCTCACGGGGCGGTTCTCGGCTCTACGTCCACCCAGATACGGCCGTAAAGGTCCCTGGCGTGACGTCCGTCGTGAACATGCTTCCGAAGGGCTTCCTGAAGTTCTGGGCCTCGAAGGCCGTCGCCGAGTACGCCGTCGAGAACCTCGGCGAGCTGGTCGGCATCTCCATGCGCGACAAGTCCGCGGCAGTCGACCTCCTGAAGCGCGCTCCTGACCGCGACACCGCGCGGGCCGCGGAGGTCGGCACCGAGGTGCACGACGTCTTCGAGGGCATGGCCCGCGGCGAAGCTCCTCGGCGCCTGCACCCCGACATCAAGGTCTATGCCGACCACTTCCAATCCTTCCTGGCCGAGTTCGAGCCCGAGTTCGTCTTCATGGAAGAGACCGTCTGGAGCGAGAAGCACTCCTACGCCGGCTCTTTCGACGTCCTCGGCCGCATCGGCGGCGAGCTGGTGATCGGCGACTGGAAGACTACCCGCTCCGGCGTTCACGAAGAGGTCGCGCTCCAGCTCTCGGCCTACCGGCACGCCGACTACATCATCCGGCCCGACGGCTCCAAGGTCCCCATGCCTGACATCGAGGGCGGCTTCGTCCTCCACGTCCGTCCGGAGGGCTGGGGCCTGTTCCCGATCCGCTGCGACGAGGCGGTCTTCAAGTACTTCCTCAGCCTCCGCGAGGTCTTCGACTGGGACCGCGAGATCAAGGGCGGCGTCATCGGCAACCCCATCAACACCAACCCATCCTCGGGCGCCACTTCCGGCCCCCGTACCCGCGCCCCGAGAAAGGCTGCCACGAAGTGATCACCGAAGCTGACCGTGAGGACGTAATCTGGCTCGCCGGCCTCCTGGAGGGCGAGGGCACCTTCGACCTTCACCGCGGGAAGTACCCCCGCGTCCGGGTCGCGATGTGCGACCGCGACGTGGTAGGCCGAGCCGCGACCCTCTTCGGCTCCACGATCCGCCTCACCCTGAAGCCGGCACCGTTCCAGGCGACCTGGCACGCGGAGATCTCCGGCGCTCGGGCGGTCGAGATCATGACGGCGGTCCTCCCCCACATGGGCGCCCGGCGGTCCGCGAAGATCGCCGAGGTGCTCGGGCGCGCGGCGATGCGTAAGGAGACGCGCGGATCTATCCCCGGTCCTCGCCTCACTCGTCCCCCGGGCCTTCTCCACTCCTCGAAGTGAACACCCCCGGGGCTACTGGCCCTCTAGCCAAGCGTCCCTGACATCTCGCGGGGCTCGGGCTTTGAACGCCGCCCGGCTCAAACGACCCGGCTCAACAGGGCGCCCGCGCGTCTCGAAAGGATCACCCTTGTCTCTTCGTATCTGGGAGACCGACCCCGAAAGCGCCCCGAAGCCTCGCCAGAGGTTCTCGGACGATCTCGTCGGTCGGTTCCGCTCGGGCTACCAGGTAAACAAGCGGCCGATGAGCCTGGAGAAGTGGCGAGTCACGACCGGCGACCCTGACGTCGCGGACGCCGTTCACTCCATGTTCGGAGGCGACGCGCCCCAGGAGTGGGAGGCGACGGGCGAAGACGGTCTCGAAGTCTTCACCGAGGCCAAGCGCGTCAAGGTCATCATCGACAGCCCGAAGGCGCTCCGCTCCGAGATGGTCCTGTGGGGCCGTGCCGGCGCGATCCGGCGATGCGATGGGGTCGAGCAGCACGGCGAGGACGCCGAGGGCCGTGCGTGCGAGTGCCCAGCCACCTACGCCGACCGAAAGGCCGCCGCGACCAAGGGCACCGGCTGCCAGCCGAACGTCACCCTCTTCTTCACCCTGGCCGACGACCCGGCGCTCGGAAAGTTCAAGTTCACCTCCGGCTCGTGGTCGCTCGTCCGCGACCTGGGCCCCGTCGAGGATGCACTCGCGGCGATCGACGGGCCGGCCATCGCATGGCTCGGCCTGGAGGTCGTCGAGTTCGAGACGAGGGAGGGTGCGAAGCGGAAGTTCACCAAGCCAGTTATCGAGGTGATCGGCCGCGTGTCCTCCGCGAACAACGGCGAGGCGCCTCCGTTCTGACCCAGTGCGTGAGTTAATCCGCGCACTTCCCGGCCCTGGGGCTAGCTGGACCTGTCCGGCCGGCCCCGGGGCCGCTGGCTTCGTAAGGAGACCAATGCACGTTTACACGCTCGGCCCGGACGGCTCGCGGAGCTACGTCCACGGCCCGGCGGACCTCCAGGGCTCGACCGCCGACCTCCTCGTGACCGGCGAGCCCTCCGAACGCCAGATGTCCAAGTGGGCTGTGGCTCTCGGCCTCGCGGTCGTCCGCGGCGCGTCCGTTCGGCGGGAGCTGTGAGCAACCCCGCGAAGGCGCGCGGCACCCGATGGGAAACCGCCCTCGTCCGCGCGCTGGCGGCCTTCTGGCAGCTCCGCTACGGGCTCAAGCCCTTCAAGCCGAGGCAGGAAGGCCGGAACGACGTCGGCGACCTCCAGGGCTTCTCACCGTTCATCGGCCAGGCGAAGGACTGGGCCTCCTGGCAGGACGCGATCCGCGAGGGCCTGGACGGCGCCGAGAGGCAGCGTTTGAACGCAGGTGAGGCGTACGGCGTCGCGTTCGTCAAGCGCGCCCGCCGGCCCGTCGGCGCCGGCTACGCCGTGATGACCGTCGCCACCTGGGCGCGGCTTTTGATCCGTCTTCGCCGCGCCGAGTACCTCCTGACCCGCCATGCGCCGGAGGCATTCGCCGCGCACGCGGCCGAGACCGCGGCGGATCTCGCCGAGGACTTTCCGAGCTGAACACCCCCGCGCCGGCTGGCCCTCTCTCAGACCACACACAACGAAAGGAGTCCCCGTGACTCTCGAAGACCTGCTCGGCCGGTTCGCCGAGGTCGTCGAGGAGGGCGACGGCTGGGTGGTCCCATGCCCGTCGCACACTGACAGTCACCCGTCCCTTCGACTCGCTGTCTCGGACGCGGGAAAGATCCTCCTGAAGTGCCGGGCACGGTGCGAGACGAAAGACGTCCTCGCGGCGCTCGGGATGACCTTCGCGGATCTCGGCAACGTCGAGCCCGGAGAGGTCAAGGTCCGGGCGACGTCGCGGGACCTGCCGGTGAGCCCGGCCCTCACGGCGGCACTGGCGGCGAAGCTCGACAAGTACGCCACCGCGACGAAGCACCCGCACGCCGAGGGGGCAATCCACTACGCGGCCGAGCGGTTCGGCCTGAGCGAGGACGACTTCGACCGGCTCGGCCTCGGCTACGCCGACGACCTCGGCGGCGGTCCGCGCCTCGTCGTTCCGTTCCGCGACCGCGACGGCGTTCCCCGCGGCTTCCAGGCTCGCGCCCTGGCGGCCGACGCCAAGGTCCGTTGGATCGGCCCGGAGAACCCAGACGGGGCCTCGTGGGCGAAGGTCGGCTACCTTCCGGGCTCGGCCGGCTGGGACGAAGTGCTCGTCACCGAGGGCCCTGGCGACGGCCTTACTGCGGTCGCCCTCGGGTACGACGCGATCCTGATTCGGGGCGCGGGGCTCGCCTCCAACGCCCTCGTCGTCGAGACGGTAGCGGAGTGGGTCGGCGACCGTACCGCGGTCGTGGCGGGCGATGGAGACGCCAGCGGGAAGGCGTTCTCGTCGACGCTCGCGACGTCGCTCGTCGGGCGAGGCGTGCGGACGAAGGTCCTCGACGTCCCGGAGGGCCTCGACCTCACGTCCTGGCGCGAGCGGGACCCGGCTCGGTTCGCGAAGGAGGCCGTCCGGGCGGTCCTGTCGGCGGAGGAGATCACGTCCTACGACGCGGCGCTCCGCTCGCGGGACGCCAAGGCATACCCGCTGACGGACCTCGGGAACGCCCGCTTCGTCCGTGACTACATCGCGGCCCGTGGCTCTGGCGTCCGGTACTCCCCCGAGGCCGGCTTCTTCCTCCTGGGCGACGGCGTGTGGCGGGCGGACAAGCTCGACACGACCCGGGCTTACGTCCAGGAGGCGGCCGACCTCGTGACGGCGATCGCGGCCGATCTCATGGCCGAGGCAGGGGCGGACGGCAACCGGATCAAGGAGGCGAAGGCGTGGGCAGCGTGGGCTCGTCACTCGCAATCCTCCAGGGGGATTGATGCCGCGGTGCGCGAGCTACAGGCGCTCCGGGACGTGGCGGCCGACCTGGACGCCTTCGACCGGCACTCGCACTTGCTCGCGGCTCGAAACGGCGTCGTCAACCTCCGGACGGGCTCGCTCCAGTCTCACGACCCGGAGCTACTCATCACCCGTCGCGTCGACCTGGACTACGACCCGAAGGCGGCTTGCCCGCGCTGGGAATCCTTCCTCCGCGAGGTCTTCCCGTCCCACGCCGACCTTCCGGCCTACATACGCCGACTCGTCGGCTACGGCGTGACGGGCGACACCTCGGAGCAGTGCTTCGCGGTGCTGTGGGGCACGGGCGCCAACGGGAAGTCGGTCTTCACAGACACGCTGACGGACGTCTTCCGCGAGCTGACCGTCACGACGCCGTTCTCGACCTTCGAGGACCGGGGCTCGGGCGGAATCCCTAACGACCTGGCGGCGCTCAAGGGCGCGCGGCTCGTCATGGCTGCCGAAGGCGAGCAGGGCCGGCCAATGGCCGAGGCGGTCCTAAAGCGCGTCACGGGGCGCGACCTCATCTCGGCCCGCTTCATGCGGAAGGAGTTCTTCGAGTTCCGGCCTGCGTTCCTCCTGCTCCTCGCGACCAACTTCAAGCCCCAGTTCCGCGGCCAGGACGAGGGGCTTTGGCGGCGGGTGAAGCTCGTCCCGTGGGAGCGCTACTTCCGCCCGTCTGAGCGCGATCACCGCCTCGGCGACACGCTCCGGGGTGAGGCCGCGGGCATCTTCGCCTGGGCCGTGCGTGGGGCTGCCGAGTGGTATGCGGGAGGGCTCCAGGACCCGCCGGTTATCCGCCAGGCGACGACCGAATACCGGCAGACCTCCGACGCGCTGTCGGGATTCTTCCCCGGCGTCTTCGTGGCCGAGGAGGGCTCGAAGGTCACAGGAAAGGTCCTGTGGGACGCCTACCGCGAGTGGACGGACGACGAGGCGCTTCCGAACAAAGAGCGCTGGACCCGGCGGGCGTTCTTCGCGGCGCTGGAGGAGCGCGGACTCATAAAGCGGCGGATCACGCAAGGCATGGCCTTCGAGGGTGTGCGGCGGGCTCGGCAGACCGATGCCGTCGCCGACCACGACGCCCCAGAAATCGACGACGAAAGCCGAACACCTGACGACGAGCTGGCCCTCTATCAGGACGACCAATCACAGATAGCCGGCCCGTCGCTCGACGACGTGCTCTAGGAGGTATCGCGAATGACGAACCCATGCGCCCCGTCCGCGTGCGGGAGCTGCCCACTCTCGGGCATGTGCGGCGCTGGGGACGACCTCCCGCCTGCGGTCTTCGAGGAGGCCCCGGACGTCGACCCGGACGAGCCCAAGCCCGACGGCGCCGCATGTTGCGGCGGCCAGTGCGTGAGTTGACCTCCGCATCCTAATCGGCCCCTGGCGCTGGAGACCTGAGTCCCGGCGCCGGGGCCTGCCAACACCTGACAGGAGAGACGTGCTCACCCTCACGCACACCGTCGGCGGCGCCGAGTGCCGAATCCACATCCCAGAGTCCCGGCACGATCTGTACGGCTTCGAGGAGTTCCTCGCCCAGGGCGACAAAGTGCTCGGCTTCGACACGGAGACGACCGGCCTCGACGTGTTTACACGCGGGTTCCAACTCCGGCTCGCCCAGTTCGGAAACGACCGCGAGGCGTGGGTCCTTCGCTCGGATCTCTTCGGCGATGCGATCGCCCGGGCGCTCCAGCAGCCGCGCATGTTCGTCATGCACAACGCGGCGTACGACCTCCTCGTCGTGGACCGCCACCTGGGCGTCACGGTCGAGGAGCTGGGGCCCCACGTCTTCGACACGCGCATCCTGTCCCACCTGCTCGACCCGCGCGCGGAGTCCGAGGGCGGGATCGGGCACAGCCTGAAGCCACTCTCTGCGGTCTACGTCGACCCGGAGGCCCCAGACACGCAAGGCGGCCTCACGGCGGTCTTCCGCTCGCTCGGTCTGACGAAGGCGACGGGCTGGGCCGGCATCGACATCACGAACGAGACCTATCTCCGGTACGCCGGACTGGACACGATCCTCGTAAGCCGGCTCTTCCACGAGATCGGGCCGCTGGTCCGCGACGTCGGCCTCGACCACCTCTCGAAGTTCGAGCATCACCTACAGCTCCTCCTCGCGATCATGCAGCGCCGGGGCATGCTCCTCGACGTCCCCTACGTCGAGACGCTCCGGGAGAGCCTCAGGGTCGAGGCGGAGCAGTACCGCAAGGCGGCGGCTCGGTACGGCGTCGAGAACGTCAACTCGACAGGTCAGGTTGCCGAGGCGCTCCTCGCGATGGGCGAGGAGCTGGACGAGCGGACACCCTCGGGCGCGGCGAAGGTCGACAAGGCCGTATTGCTCCCGCTCGCCGACCTCGACCTCCAGTGGGAGCGGCTCGACGTCCGAGCACCCAACCCGCTCGCCGAGGCGGTCGTCCGGGCCAAGCGCGCCGAGAAGTGGGCGACGGCCTACGCTGACGCCTTCCTCGAGCTGGCCGACGACGCGGGCCGGCTTCACCCGTTCATCGGCGGGCTCCAGGCGCGGACCGCGCGCATGTCGATCTCGCGGCCTCCCCTGCAACAGCTCCCCTCCTCGGACTGGGTGATCCGGCGGGCCTTCGTCGCCGACCCCGGGCACACGATCGTCGCGGCGGACTTCCAGGCCGTCGAGATGCGCGTCCTCGCGGCGCTGTCCGGCGACGAGACTATGAAGGCGGCCATCACTGACGGCCTGGACTTGCACAGCTTCACCGCCGAACGGGTCTTCGGGCCGGACTTCACCAAGCAACACCGCAAGATCGCCAAGGCGGTCGGCTTCGGCAAGGTCTACGGCGGCGGCGCTACGACGATCGCCCGGCAGACCGGCGCGGACATCGAGGCCGTCCGGCGCGCGATCACGGCGTACGACGACACCTTCCCAGGGATCAAGAAATACTCGCGCCGGCTGATCAACCGCGCCGAGTACGGCCGGAAAGAGGTCGTCACGCCCTCGGGCCGGCACCTCCCGCTCGACCGCGACCGGCTCTATGCGGCGACGAACTACGTCGTCCAGTCGACCGCGAGGGACCTTCTCGCTCAGGCCATCGTCGACGCCCACGACGCCGGCCTCGGCGACGGCCTCCTCCTGCCCGTTCACGACGAACTAATCGCCCAGGCTCCCGCAGACAGTGCCGAGGAGTACGTCCGCGAGCTGGGCCGCGTCATGGGCTCCGTCTTCCACGGAGTGCAGATCGCAAGCGACCCCGAGGTCTACGGCCCGTCCTGGGGCCACGGCTACGGCGCCGCGTGAGTGAAACGAAGGCCCCGCCGGCCGCACACCTGCGAGGCCCTTCTCAACAACTCGGCGAGTCTGAAGTTCGTTCCCTGGGGGGAGGCAATGAATTGGGAGCCCCGCCTCCCGGGGGGAGAAAGGCGGGGCCTGTCTGCAACAACTCACAAAGCCCGGGGTCGGTTCCCGGTAGCGAAGAAGTGAAGAAGGAGCCCCACCTCACGAAGAGGTGGGGCTTCCCTTTTAGGCCACGCTGCCGTTGAACCGCGCCTCCAGGATGTCCAGGATTGCCGCGACGCCGCATCTGACACCGATGTCCAGGCCGTGCAGCTCCTCCTCGGAAAGCTCTTCAATCTCGCCCATTCTCATCTTCTCGCCCTTGGCGTGGGCCAGCGCACACGACCATCCTCTGGCGAGCCCTGCTTTCCGCATCTCATAACCCCCGATGATCTCACCATGTATGCAACTTGTATCTATGAGAACTCGGCCGGCCCAGAGCTGATTCCGAGGGCAACCAACGCACTACTAATAGAAACGATTAGCGCAAGTACTGAGACCGTCGTGATGGCGGTCTTATTGCTCACTCAGGACGACCGAGAAAGCTCTCGATGTCTGGGAGGGCGCCTAGATACCGCGCGATCCCCGGCGTGGGGCCTTTGCGGTCATGTGGGCCGGAATCGGAGTTATCCTTCCGATCCTTATCCTTCCGGTCCTTATCTCGCCGGTCCCTATCCTTGCCGTCTTTGCCCGTCGCCTCCTTCGTCGGACTGCGCGTGGGCTCAGGGCTTGCCGAGCGCGGGTCGGAGCTGGGCGGCGCCACCGGGTCGGGCGTGTGTAGCGGCTCCGGGCTAGGGGTGGCCGACACGGGGCTATCCGGCTCGGCGGTCGCGCTGGCCGTGGGCTCTGGGCTGGACTCGACCGGTCTAGGGCTCGCCACGACCGACCCGGCGCTATCGGCCGGCCCGGCTGCGGGCGCGGTCGGCTCCGATGCGGCCGTCGGGGAGGGCCTAGAGGAGGGCGCGGTTGGCTCCGCGGTGCGCGTGGACGGGCCCGTGGGCCGCGCGGCGACCGTCGGCGCTGGTGTCGGGGCACGCGACAGGGGCTCGGTCTCGGCCACGTCAAGAGGCGTCGACTGAGACCGCCCTACCGCCTTCTCCGGGCGCTCCGGGCCTGGCGTCACGCGCGCGGTAGGGGCCGACTCGGGCGCCTCCAGGTCGTCATTCGTGTCTGGCGGCGTGACGAGGACGAGGCTCGTGACCCCGGCGGTCGTGACGAGGGTTCCTGCGACTCCGGTAGCGATCGACCGGGAGCGCAGCCGCCGGGCCATCTCCAAGGCGATGCCACCCATTGCGAACGCAACGGCCTGTAGCCCGCCCCGAATGAGGTAGAGCCCGTTTCGCGGCTTTGGCGTCTCGGGGACGGGAGCTGGCTCCGGCGCGGCGTTTACACGCTGGAGGATCTCGGCGGCTTCGTCGCGTGCGTCAAGACGCGCTCGCACCTCGGCGACATCCTTGGCGACGGCGGCCTGGGTCCGCCTGTCCTCGCTACGGCCGACTACATACCCGATCAAGCCGGCAAAGATCAGGGCGGCGCCTACCCAAATGGCCGCATACAAGGCGGGGATCATGACCTGACTGCCCTCCAGCATTCGTCAGATGTACCACGCCTTGCTGGAGCGATCACTCACGACCGGGGCCCAGATCCCTAGCTGGCTTCGGATTCGCCCCGCGCCTCGCGCTCCATGAGATCAAGGATCAGCGCTCGCCGAGTCTCTTCCGGGAGCGCCGTTAGCCCCCAGATGCGCTCAACCGCCTCCTCGACTGACAACGATGCCGGCGGCACGGGCCCCGGCGTCGGAGCTTCCTCGACGTCCTCGGGCTGCATGAACCCAGCCGCGACGAACGCCTCCGGGACGGGCCGGCCGTACTCGATGGCGAACGCACGCACGGATTCCGGCTTCGGGTCACCGGTCTGCCAGCGGTTGACGCTCGACGGCGCGATACCGAGGCGCCTGGCGATCTCGTTCTGGCTGGCCCGGCGCGTCACCCGCTGTACGTACTCCCACCACCTCATGAGCCATAGCGTACACACAACCCTCGTTCAGCAGAAATTCAGCTGTCACAACGTTGTCTAGGCGTTGCGGGCCTGCAATAGTGCTGTCAACACGCAAGGCAACAGGCGCGTGGTGACAGCAGGAGCAACGCATGCAACACCCCCCACCAGGGCGGCGGGTCTATTACCTCGCCGGGCCCATGACGGGCTACGCGGATCAGAACCGCGATGCCTTCCTCGACGCGGCCGAGCGTCTTCGAGCTCTCGGCGCCGAGGTCTACTCCCCACACGAGGGCGGCGATCCGGCCCTCCGCGGCAGATCACTCGGACGCCTCCTGGCCCGTGTCTCGGTCGACCTCGACGCGCTCCTCGCCTCCGATGCCGTCATCTGCCTACCCGGATCGCTAGAGGCCCTCATACCGGAAGTCATCCTTGCCGAGGCCTACGGCGTGCCCGTCGTGCACGTCGAGGACGCTCTCTCGGCATAACTCCCCCTGATCTTCCGCCACTCGGGCGGGCCGCTGTCGCGCCCGCCTTCTTTCTCCACCTGATGCGTGAGTCCCCTCACGTACCTGATCAACCCTACACAAGATCCGTAAGGAGATCAACGCATGTTTGCTGCCATTTGGACCGAATCCGCCGCACCGATCGCTACCGACGCTGAGGAGCGCGACCTCCTCATCCGCGCCCAGGCTGGCGACGAGGCGGCGACCTTCACCCTCATCCGGGCCTACCTGCCCGCCCTGGCGGCGGCCGTCCGTGAGTTCTGGCCGATGTTCCAGGACACGGAGGAACTTCGCTCGGTCGTGCTCGTCGGCTTCCTGGAGGCCGTCCAGGCATGGGACCCGGGGGGTGAGTACCCGCGCGTCGCCGGGATCGTCCGGCAGTACGCGACCGACGCCGCGTCGAGGGAGGCCGGGCAGGGCGTCATGTCCCGCATCCCCGAGCGCACGCTTAAGCGCTTCCTCGGCATCCTCCGGCGCGCTGACGGCGACCCCGCCCGTGGCGCCGAGCTGGCTCCGTCCCTCGACATGGCCTCTGCGACGTTCACGAACATCTACCGGCAGTTCAAGTCCGCCAACGTAGGCGCCCCGTTCATGACTCACTACGGCGAGGAGAGCCGGCGCGAGGAGGCCGCGGAAACGGACGCCGTAGCCCCCTGGGGCCCGACCACCGACCCGCTCGTCGGAGTCGAGGACCGGCTCCTGGCCGCGACTGCCCTCGGTGTGCTCGATGAGACCGAGGCCGAGGTCTGCCGGCTGGCCTTCGGCCTGGGCGGCGCGGACCCGCTGCCGGACGGCAAGATCGCGGCCCAGCTCGGTCTCTCGTCCCGACTCAAGGCCCAGCGGGTCCGTCAGGCGGCCGTCGCAAAGATGCGTGCGGCAGTCGGTGCGTGAGTCTCCATACGTCACGTGAACAGAAACGCGCCAACTGGCCCTCTGGTTACGCGGCACACCCGAAGCAAATTCACGAGGAGGAACACATGCCATACGACCCGGACCTGATCGGTGCGGACGTCGACCGGGACCTTGCCGACTTCGACACCCTCGACAGCCTCGACGCGACCGCCGCTGACGCCGCTCACTCGCTCGCGACCGGCTATCCAATCCGGCCGTAGCCCTCCCCACATAAGGAGATTCCACCACTGCGAAAGGCCCTCGGGACGACCCCGGGGGCCTTCGTCTTGCGTGAGTGGTTTCACGCATGCTAGCTTCTCTCCATCAGACGCCAGTGGGCGCCGCAGACCAAACGGCCCGAAAGGCAACACCCCCATGTCTCAACACCGCGCACCCCAGCCCGTCGAGCCCGTCGCCCCGCGCCGCAAGCGCCCGAGTAACCGAGCGTTCGCCGAAATCGGGGGCGGGATGCTCTTGTTCGCGATCGGGTCGGGCATCGGCGCGTCCGGGACCTCGACGCCGGTCGCCTCGACCCCGGCCCCCGCGCCGACTGTCACTGTGACGGCAGCACCCGAGCCCGCGCCTACCGTCACCGTGACGGCCCGCCCGAAGACCCCGGCCAAGCCTGCCGCCCCGGCCAAGGCCGCCGGGCCCGCCTCGACGATCAGCGGCGACGGCATTTACCTCGTCGGTAAGGACATCAAGCCCGGCACGTACCGAGCGACGCCCAAGGCGGGCGCAAACTGCTATTGGCAGCGCCTCAGCGGCCTGTCGGGCGACCTTAACGACACGCTCGCGAACGGTCTCCCAGCCGGCCCAGTCGTCGTGACGATCAAGTCGACCGACAAGGCGTTTGAATCCCAGCGCTGCGGCGCCTGGACCCGTCTGTAACCCGCAGCACGCGGTAGGGAGGTGCCGTCATGGCCCGGGCAACGAAGGCGCATTTGATCGAGGTCTACGCCGAGCGAGGCCGGGCCTACGGCGACCTCAAAAGGCTCTCTCTCGTACTGCGCGAGGAGGGCATCACCGAGCGTTACGGCCTGAGGGTGAACCCGTTCCAGGGCATCTTCCAGTTGCTCCTAGTCGACCGGGAGCCCAACGGTGGCTGTACGGATGTGCAGCTTCGCCGCGTCCTCCTAGGGGCGACTCACTTCCCGGCGACGTAACTCCCGCGCTGCGGGACCGTGTAAACGAGCCCTTCCTCTACGAGGATCGCCACCGAGCGTCGGACCGTCGACCGGGCGAGCCCGTACTCCTGGACGAGCCGAGGCTCTGAAGGGATCGGCCGGTTCGGTCCTCCAAAGTCGCCGCGCTTGAGCCGGGCACGGAGGATCTCGGCCAACTGTTTGTAAGGCGCCACTGGCCCATCGTGGTCGATCTCGTCATCAGGCCCCATGCAATGAGGTTGGCCCCGGCCACTCGTAGGCAAAACTGGTCCTCTGTAGTCATCTGTATCTAGACAAGCTCCTACAAGTTCGCTAATTTGCTCCTGCCCCTGATGCGGCGGTCGGTTGACCGAAAGGTCACCCGGTCCCGGCCGCCCCATCGGGCACCAGCAGGACAGCACCAAGGGGGAAGGACCGCTCCATGCTCATCGACACGCCGAGGACGCAGGACAGGGCCGAGGGCGGCCCAAGTCACCGCGCCCGATGGGTCGACTCCCCCCAGGCCCGCGCCCTCGGATTCCTGGCATGTGCCATCGGCGCGTGGGTTCCGATTCTCGTGATCGCCTGGCTAGTCCTGCGCTGGCTCCGGGGCTGAGCCCAACCACAAACCCCGGCGGGCGGAACACCCCCGTCCGTCCGCCGGGCATCTCAGGGGGACCTTTCACATGAGGAGTGTCGTGTTCGCAACGCGCAAGAGCCGCCGTCTCATCGCCATCGCGGCAGGGGCCGGCATCGTCGTCGCCAGCGGTGCCGCCGCCTACGCGGCCATCGACCCGGCGGACGGGTACAACCAGTACAACACCGTCTACGCCTGCTCCACCAAGAGCTACTCCGGTCTCCGCATCGTCCCGGCGACGACCAACGGCAAGCCGACCGCGTGCAAGTCGAATGAGTTCCCGATCAAGTGGGATGGCAAGGGCAAGGTGGGCGCCACGGGCAAGCCCGGGGAGTCCGCTTACGAGGTCGCGAAGCGCAACGGCTACAAGGGCACGGAGGCCCAGTGGCTCATCTCCCTGAAGGGCGCGAAGGGCGACGCGGGTGCCAAGGGTGACGCGGGCGAGGACGGCGCCGCGGGCGCTGCTGGTGCCGCTGGTGCCGCTGGCGCCAACGGCGCTGACGGCAAATCCGCCTACGAGCTGGCCCAGGCCGGCGGCTTCGAGGGCACAGAGACCGACTGGCTCGCCTCGCTCAAGGGCGCACAGGGTGAGCCCGGCGCCGCCGGTCCCGCCGGCGCGCAGGGTGAGAAGGGCGAGGCAGGCGACAGGGGCGCGGACGGCGTGTCCGGCTACGAGGTCGTGGGCGTGGAGGTGACCATGCCGATCGGTCAGAACTTCGTCCGCACGCAGACGTGCCCGGAGGGCAAGGTCGCGATCGGCGGCGGCTACAAGCTCGCCCAGGGCGCGACGAGCGTCGTCGTCGACTACTCGATGCCGAGCAACCTCACGAAGGGCGAGTCCGGCGCGTGGGGGTCGGACGGCTGGACCGTGAAGGCTGTCAACAACGGCACGAAGGCGAACCAGCTCCAGGTGTTCGCCGTCTGCGCCGCTGCCTAGTAACCAGCAAGCCAAGCGCCCCGGCCCCTCGCGAAGGGTCGGGGCGCTTTCTCTTCGAGTGGCCTCGGAGCATCACCATCACGGGAGGAAGAAGTGAACGAGGAGACCCACGCCACGGACTCCGACTGCGGCGTCGTCGACTGGGTGTTTGACACATCCCTGCCGGAGCTGGACGGGTGCGACGAGGGCGAGCGCGCCGTCCTCGCCAGGGTGCTAGCCCGCCCCTGCGGACACTGCCACGCCGACCCCGGGCAGTGGTGCCGCACGGCCTCCGGGCAGCCCATCAGGCGGCTCGACGACCTTCACGCCGTCCGGCGCAGGGCCTTCTAGGCGCTACGTCAGGAAGTCGTCCGGAAGAGATCCTATCGACGAGTCATCGTCTGGAAGCGGTCCGTGGTCATGATCCGGCAGCGGTTCCGTGCGCCGCGCGACGCTCGTCAAGCCATCGCCCAGAGGCAGCCGTCTGAGCTGGATGCCCAGTACGTCGAGGGTCGCGGCGACGCCGCACTGCACCCCGATGGCTAGACACTGATCCGTTGTCGGGTCGCTCTTTTCGCGTGCATGCCGTTCCGCGCACCGCTTGGCGCGCGCCAAGATCGCCCTTTGCACCCCCGTACCCCCTTGCCTCATGGTTACTAGCTCGTTAGCAGAGCTAACCTTTACAACAAGGGTCGGATGGCCCCCATTCCCAGGACGGACGACCGGTTGCCTATCGACTGAATAGGCCCCCGCCTCTTGACAGCAGAAGCGGCACCCCCGGCCTCCGGATCACACGCCGTACGGCGCAGGTCCTTCTGACGGTTACCCCGTGGTGGATAACACGGACGCTGCCCGACCTGGCCGGGGAAGCAGTGCGTAAGACCGTCCGCGGCGCCCAGGCGCGGGTCGAACCGGGAAAAACTCGACGGCGAGGTGCTGGCCGAGATCGAGTCCTCCCTCGGCGAGGGCTCTCTTTGCATTCGCGCCGATCACAGTTCGGCGACAGAAGTGGGCGCGTCGAGACGTAGGCGCACGTGAACGAAGGTGCATCGGCGTTCGCGTCGGTCTCAAGTCGGTAACGATCGCCATGTTAATCCTTGTTAATCCATGTTAATCCTTGTGCATCCATGGCATCGAACGTTCCTTGAGGGCGTCCCGCTGGTCGGGGGACTGGGGTGTTCCCGGGTTACTGTCATCTCAGTGATCGCGGAGGCCCGCCCCACCCGGCAAAGGTCGGCGGGCCCCGCACCCGAAACTCCACTCCTAGAAAGGGAGTCCTGCCGTGAGCCTACGCGATTCCGAACGGTTGCCAGCTAGCCGCCCGCCGCTGGCCCCCACCCCTTTTGCCGGCCTCACCGTCGCGGTCGCCCTCGCGGGCGTGGCGTTGTGGCTGAACGGCCCGGAGAGCGCAGTGACGGTGTTCCTCGCCGTGCTCGGCCTCTTCGGCGGTCTCTACCGGAAGCGACGAAGCCAGTAACCGAGCAACGAAAGAAGCGGCACCCTCGGCCTGGAGCTGGAGGGTGCCGCTCTCTTTGGGACCGGTCCCCTGCCCAGTTTGCGGCCCCGTCATCAGTTTAGAACGCCTGTTCGAGAGGCGCCTGCCAGGCGCCGGATTCGTCTGGGAGGACCACCCGGGCGCGCTCGCCCGTGGTGACGTTCCTCCGCCGGTTCGCCGAGGAGACCTCCACTGTGACGCCCATCGTCCGGAGGAGGTCACCTCGGCCGGCCGGCTCCAGCGTCTTCCACAACTCCGCGACGGTGCAGCCCATAGAGCGGTACTGCCAGCGCGGCTCGGTGCTAGGCGCGGCGCGTAGGGCCTTCCGGCGGCCGACAAGCGCCGACATGCGCTCGCGGTAGTCGTCCTCGTCGTCGTCGAAGAGCCCGGCGTCCCGGTCGTCTCGGAGGTTCCCGATCGCTCGCTCAACGGCCGCGAGATCGGCCTCGACGTCGCTCCCGGGCACGTAGACAGGCTCGATGGCCTCGAAGCGCCCCACGGTCCGGAGGACCTCCTCCTCGACCCACTCGGACAGCTTGTGCTCAGCGATCAGCACGCCGGCACACGGCTCCTCGCGGGTGCCGAGGCAGCGGAGCACAGACCGCGTGTCCCAGCCCCTCTCGACGTAGGACCGCCCCGCCCTCGCGTTCTGGGTCAGCGGTCGGCCGCACTTCGCACAGAGCGCCACGCCAAAGAGCCAATGGCGGCGGTTCGGGCTCGTCTTGTCCACGCTCCGCGCCTCGACTGCCAGCCGCGCCGCCTCCAGGGTCGCCCGGTCCGTGACCGGCTCCCAGAAGATCAGCTCCGCGCCCTGCTCGTCGCGGCGCACGTGCCCCCGCTCGTCGATCTTGTGCCCGAGGAGGGACGGGTGCCCGAGCATGTGCTTGATCGCTTGGTAGCTCCAGTGCGACGGCTTCGGGTTCGGCTTCAAGCTCGTGCGGACCCGCGGCGTCGGCACCGCCCGGCGTTCCAGATCGGCCGCGATGGTCGTCCCAGGCTCGCCGTCGACGAGGCGCGCAAGGATCTCCCTGATGACCTCTACGGCCTCGGGATCGCGTTGTAGCGCCTTGCCCTTGCCGTCCGCCGCCGGGACGATCCGGAGGCCGTACGGAGCCCGCCCGGAGATGTGCCGCTCGGTCGTGCGGAGGTATGCCCGGCTGGCGAGCGACCGCTCCCGGATCATGGCGCGCTCCAGCTCTGCGAAGACCGCGATTATCTGGATCATCGCCCGGCCCATGGGTGACGTCGTGTCCAGCGGCTCCGTGACCGAGGTCATACCGACCGCGGCCCGGTCGCTCACGCGCATGAGGTCGGCGAACGCCAGGAAGGATCGCGCGAGCCGGTCGAGCTTCCAGACGAGGATCACGTCGGCCTCGTCGAGCCGGGCGAGGAGCTTCGTCGCCTCGGGGCGCTCGCTCGGGTCGACGGCGCCGCTCACTCCGTCGTCGGCATACTCCCCTACGACCTGCCACCCTCGGCGCTCGGCCTCCTGACGGCAGGCTTCGAGCTGGCGGACGATGGAGGTCGAGTTATCCTTCGACCGGCTGAGCCTTGCGTAGATCAACGCGCGCATGTCGGAAGTGTAGATGACTGAAGTTGCCGGTGTAGTTCTTCACGATGTGGAGGACGCCGGCACCGGCGTCGACGGCCATCGTCGCCGCCAGGATCGGGTCGGGGGAAGGTGAGGTGAACACCGGGCCCGGGCAGGCGGCGTCGAGCATCCCGAAGCCGACGAAGCCCGCGTGCAACGGCTCGTGCCCGCTCCCGCCGCCGGAGACGACACCCACCTTGCCCCGTCGCGGCGCCTCGCGCGCGACGACGTAGTGGGGATCACGGTGGACCTCGATCAGGTCGGCGTGGGCGGCGGCCATCCCGGCCAGTGCCTCGTCGACGACGTTCGCCGGATCGTTGATGATCTTCTTCAT